GGGGTCACGACAGACATAGATGTTCTTAAATTACAAAGTCCTGGAACCAATAACAAAATAGGTGTCAGTTTGAATACAAACGATAACTACGGAGGGTATGTGAGGGGTTTCAGTAACACACAACACTCGGTACACGGGACTGTCTTAGGTGCGGTCAATAATAGCGTTGAAGCTGATGGTATTCATATAATTGATTCGAGTAATGTGGGGATAGGTACAGTAAATCCGAGTGAGCGTTTCACTGTGTATAACAGTAAGGCTCGACTAGAACACTCTTCTGCGGATGCGATGTTGGAGTTCAAAACACCCGGTGGTGTTTCCAATATCTACGGTGATGTGACTGGTAATGTTGTAATTGACCCGGTTCTAAATCTCGTGGTGAGAAGCAATGTCGAGGTCTTTGGTGATCTCGAAATTGATGGTAAAATTGATCTTGGTAACCAAGTAGCCATTGGTTTAGCGGGTGAGGATGCGAATACATCCATTCACGTCAATGGTGGTATCATCACAAACTCCGATCAAGTTGCCTGTAAGAGGTACTCTAATACCTTCTCAATTACAACGGGTAGTGGTCAAGATGTGCAACTAAACTTTGGCCCCGAAACATTCTACGCTAAGATTGTCGCTCAATTGAGAGAGACGAGTGATGTCCACAATGTAAGTACCATGATACTTGAAGTACAAGGAGGTACGCACGACGGAACAACGCCATCACTCCCAATCGCCATAGGAACTAAGAACATGTTCAGTGGTCTTAACCTGTACCCATGGAGTCCAACTGTGGTAACGGGGAAACACTCGGTACAGATTGTACCAATAATTAAGGATACCGGTAGAAACTACACATATGACATTTTCGTTGAATTGGTTTCTGGGGTTGGTGGGTCTCTAAAAACGATTACACATAAACTCACAGGTTCCGCGACACTTGATAATGGCGCCGGTGGTAATGTAAACTTGGGTGGTTCGGGTTTCGAGTACACATATTAAATTTACTACAAGGGAAAACCCTGCGGTAGATAAAAAGTAATTATGCCCTGATGGAATCAGAGACGGCTAGAGCAATCACGCCGACAATGAAAGCCATGACGACATAATTGAGTTCAGTTTCTTCGCGGCCAATCGTTGGTTTATCTTCCTCGATTTCGAGTTCCACGACTGGCTTTTGCTGTTTGACTGGAGGATTCAATTCCTCCAGTGGACAGTATGCTATCATTTATATATATTTAGAGATTAATTTCAGTCTTCTTCTTTCGTCTCGTCTTTTTGGGTTTAGAAGAGTTGACATTTACCTGTCGAACCTCACCACCCGTCGAGTCACCAGAAACGGAGATGATATCGGAAACATCATCCTCATCTTCTTCTTGAATGGTACCGGATGTTCCCATGTTGGTGTTCATGGGAGGTGGAGGTGGCATAGAAATCCCACCCATGAGGCTGGAAATATCGAGGCCGGGACCCTTCATCTCATATTGGCCAGTGCCACCGACGGGTGCATCGACTGCTGGGCCGTCAGTGTTCCGTGTGGTGTTCTGAACAGCGCTCATCATACTCTTGATGAGATCAGGGTTTTGCTTCATGACATCGTTCATATTGGGCATCACCGATTTGAACATACTATTGGTAAGATGGAACATCATAGCAGAGCCACCGAGCATCATAATCAGCTTGACCTCTGGAGCGATATTCACCTTGGATCGGTACTTCACATAGAGTTCTTCAAAGACACCATCATAGTCATCAACATTCTCCATAACAGACTCAGACCAACCCTCTAACTGAATCTCAAAGGGGTTGTACCGCTTGTTAAGGAACTCCAGGCCAGTCACACACGCTACGAGCATTCGCCTAGAAAAACGGACAGACTGTTCGACATCTATACTGTACGTAATCCTCTTCACTTCAGAACGAAGTTCATCAACATTTGAATATGCATTCAGGCGCTTGTTCACAGCGAAACCCTTCTTCTCTAACCGACCAAGTTTATTAATCAAATCAGCCTTCTCTTCATCAATGGAGCCATACCCCTTTGAAGGTTGCTCATCCTGCTGACCAGAACCCATGTTCATGTCATCATCAAAAAAGGTTGGTTCATCCTCACCATAGTCAATCTCCTCTTCATCACCCGGTGGGGGTGGAGCATTCTGCTTATTAGGGTTCGCGAAAGCATCCATCGCTTCTTGTTGCATCTGGGGTGCGGGTCTGGACATATGGTTCGTGGGTCGTGGAACACGCTGAGGACGAGGAGCCGATATTTCAATCTCATCCATCAGGGCCTGTTCATCTGCATCTAGTTTCATCACATTTGGGGATCCCCGATCGATTACAATTTCTTCGTCCATCTACTCTCTATATGGAAACTAAAAAAATACCTTTAACGCAGTTTAGAAAAAATATATTGGTCTATTATAAATGTTTAAGCTTAACCAGCAGAACCGCAACGCTCTCATGTCCATCGCCATTTTATTGGTGATCATTTTTGCCCTGAGTGCCAACAAGAATATCAGCAACTACCAGCCCATGCCTATTATTATCAAGACTGTGAATGAAAAGTCTATGTTCGATCTTGAGAACAAGATCGAATGTGCCCCTGGTCAAGGTAAGGAGGGAAGTGCTTACACTACAGGTCTCACACCCGGTGGTGTTTGTGGTGCTCAACAGCTTGTCGGTGAACATGCTGGGTATGCCATCGAAGATGGAATTGGTGGATCTTTAATCTAAGCTAACTATAAATGGCGACCCCAGATCTCAACTATGAATATCACACCATCACGATCGATTCGATTGGTCAAAGTAGTGCAAACACCTTCACCTGTTATCTTCAACAACCACTGAAAAATGTTGTTCAGGCTAAATTATTGGGTGCTCGTATTCGGACAACTACTGCTACAGAACATTGTTATGTCTCGATAGATGAACTCGATTCTATTTTTTCTGATCGTGCATCCAATGTACTCACTGGTCAGGCTTCTATGAGCGTTCTTAGAGGTTCTTTTGCTAGTATCGTATCCGATTCTTCTACTGTAGTCAAGTTTAAAGATGAGTATCCGATTTTCACTCAGTACATAGACCCCATTCGCCGTTTAGATCGATTCACTGTTACAATTCGTAATCAGGATGGTAACACAATCACTCGTTCGACCGCCTCGGATAAAAATGTTTTAGTCCTCCGATTCATGTGTAGGAAAAGTAATATGTAATTTTCTCTTTATAAAGTAAACGATGTCCGCTGGTATCACTCAACTTATTGCCGTTGGTGCCCAGGATGAATTTATCATGGGTAAACCTGAGATATCGTTTTTTAGTTCAGTCTTTAAACGACACTCCAATTTTTCACAATCCATCGAAAAACAAACGATCCATGGAAGTGTGAAAAGTAATTCTATGTCAAGTGTCCAGTTCGAAAGAACTGGTGATCTTCTCAGTTATGTCTATCTGACGATGGATGACAATACACAAGCTCTCGATTCGCAAAGGTGGGATAACATCATCGAGAAAGTGGAGCTTCTGATAGGGGGATCTGTAGTTGATACACAAGATTCTGTATTTACTGAAAATATCGCCGTGGATACATTCGCACAAAACGTATCTAGAAGTGCCCAAGGTACACACCCGGGTATCTCCGCTAGGTCATTTTTTTACCCTCTCCGCTTTTTTTTCTGTGAAACGCCACAATCAGCCCTCCCATTGGTAGCCCTTAATTACCATAATATAGAGCTCCGCATTTATTGGGGACCGGATGTCACTAACAAAAATATAGAAGTGTTTGCGAATTACATCTATTTGGATAACGAAGAGCGTGGAAACATAGCTTCTCGTAAACATGATATGTTAATAACACAAGTTCAAAAGAACATTGGTTCTGGGACAACTCTCCAAGAACTCACATTTAATCACCCTGTGAAGTATTTAGCATCTTCTAATACAACAACTAATAGTGCTCTTACTTCACCTACGAATAGGGTAAAACTCAGTATTAATGGTATGGATATTGGAAATTATAGATGGGGTAAACCACATTTCATCGATGTGACACATTACTACCACACTAACTTTGTGGCCTCCCCCGATTTTTTCTTGTATCCGTTTTGCCTTTCTACGAGCTCCCATCAGCCCACTGGTACACTGAATTTTAGTCGATTAAGTTCAGCCAAAATCACGAGTGAGACCATGAACATCACTGACCCTATATATGCCGTAAATTACAACATATTGCGCATCGAGAATGGTATGGCGGGACTTCTTTACGCGAATTAAAATACCATTCTATATTAAATGGTCAAGAATTTGCCGACCGTGGAACGTTCCACGAAAATTAGATTCGGTAAAAATTGTACCAATGACCAGGCAGAAAACACGGTTGTGTTTAATGCGAGTAACGTTGAATTGGATGTGGATACACCTGGATCCATATACATGACACCTGTACGTGTAGATCCAGATATGGCAAGTGACAATATCATGGTATTGGCGTATAACAGAGATACCAAAGAGTTAACGGATTCAAACGCAATTGCCAGAGAAATTCTCAACTTTAATCTTTTGGGTGCGACTAAAAACGGAAATGTTACACCCTATACGGTGCGGTTTGATTCAACTGATGCAATTCCTGCAGCAACTACAAGTTTTGTAACTTCCGGAATTGTTGGTATTTCCAATAATACACCAACTGACACGATGTCCGTGGGTTCTAAAATGTTTGTAAATACAACTGCTTCAAATACATTAACTGTTTTGGGAAGTACATATATCCAAAATAATTTAGTAGTCGATGGAGATGCGACATTTAATGGACTCGTCACAACTTTACATTCTAATAACACTGTGATACGAGATGCGATTTTGGAAATTGGTAAAGATAACGTGGTTGGGGATGCGTCACTCGATCTGGGTTTGGTGATGACACGCCCAGGTTCAAATATAGCCGTCGGGTACCTAGAAAGTTCAAATGAATTTGCGATTGGGTATACACAATCGAGTGCCAATCATCATACGATTACACCTCTCACAACTCAAGATATTAACGTCCACGTGTACGGTCAAATTTTCACCGAATCCAATGTTGGTGTCATGAACACAAATCCTGTACACACTTTGGATGTGGGTTCAAACCTTTTCGTAGATGAATTTGGTTCAAATATTTTGGTGGTCACTGGTAATACAAGTATTTCCGCCGACTTGACTGTTGATGGAGATACTTTATTCGTAGATTCGGGTGTTGACAAAGTGGGTATTAATACATTGACCCCATCCGCAGAACTTCATGTCGTCGGTAACGCATACATAAGTTCTAATTTAACGGTTGACACAAATACCTTACATGTAGATGTTGAATCAAACCGAGTTGGTATAAATCAAATTAATCCTACAAAAGATCTCGATGTAAATGGAACAATCGCCGCTACTCGGCGTGTGGACAATTCTGGGTATGATCGTTTACTCATAGGTACAGATACGGGTGCTACCATTCACCCAAGTTCGAATGCACATCTCATTTCTTTGGGGTACAGAGCTGGTTATGACCGTCAACATTCCAACTCCATCGCCATTGGGTACAAATCTGGTAGTGTTACACAAGCAGAATCTTCTATAGCCATTGGTGAAAGATCTGGTGAAACTAACCAAGGGAATAGTTCTATCGCCATAGGTGAAAAGGCGGCCTATGAAAATCAAGCTGCATCTTCCATCGCCATCGGTGAAAACGCTGGTGGCCAGGATCAATTGGGTAATTCGATCGCCATAGGTAAAGATGCTGGTAGCCAAAATCAGGGTCAAAAATCCATCGCTATTGGTGATGGTGCGGGTAAGTTTAATCAAGGTGAGGGTGCTATAGCTATAGTGTATTACGCGGGATACCCGACGGGTCAAGCTGCTGGATCTGTTATCATAAATGGTGGTACAGATGCTGCGGGGTTTAATAATACCACCACACAAAATGCACTTTTTATAAATCCAGTGAGGAACGTGAACAATTCGAACATTCTCATGTATAACGCAGATTCCAAAGAATTCACATATGGAACGACCATACACAATACTGTCAATGTTTCCAATAACTTTACAGTCGATACAGATACACTTTTTGTTGATTCAGTGAACGACTCTGTCGGTATTAATAATGATTCACCGGATGCCAACCTCCATGTGGTTGGAAATACATACATATCTTCAAATCTCACCGTCGACAACAACACTTTACACGTGGATACGGTAAAACATTTTGTTGGTATTGAAACAAATTATCCGGATGCAACGCTCCATGTGGTTGGAAATACATACATCTTAAACGATTTAACAGTAGATACAGACACTTTCCACGTTGATTCGGTCAATGAGTCGGTCGGAGTCGGTACTGTATCACCCCAAGCTAACCTTCACGTGGTAGGTAATGTATATGTGACATCTAACCTAACCGTGGATACTGATACCCTTCATGTGGACTCAGTGTCCCATAGTGTCGGAGTTGAGACAAAGACACCCGATGCAAACCTTCATGTTGTGGGTAATACCTATGTGAGTTCCAACTTAACGGTTGATACAGACACTTTACATGTGGACGCAGTGACCCATAGTGTGGGAATTGAGACAAAAACACCCGATGCCAACCTCCATGTGGTTGGTAATGTCTACGTGTCGTCTAATTTAACCGTGGATACAGATACTTTACACGTGGACGCAGTGTCCCATAGTGTGGGAATTGAGACAAAGACACCCGACGCCAACCTTCATGTAGTAGGTAACACCTATATTTCTTCAAATCTAACTGTTGATACTAATACTTTACACGTGGATGTAGAGAACAAGTCCGTAGGACTTGGAACGGTGACACCTTCGGCTGAGTTACATGTCGTAGGTAATGTATTCGTAACCTCAAATGTATCCATCGCCGATACCACAGCGACTTCATCCAAAACAACTGGTGCCCTTAAGGTTGGGGGTGGTTTGGGTGTCGTAGGTGATATTCACGCAACTCACGCCAATTTAGAAGATGTAGAAGCTGATAGTGTCAATGTGACTGATTCAACTGCATCTTCTTCTAAAACAACCGGTGCTCTCAAAGTCGCTGGTGGTGTAGGTATATCTGGTGCATTGTTTGGTTCTACAGCTGAGCTAGATGGTATTACTAAGGTAACTAATACCACAGTCACAAACTCTAAAACCACTGGTGCTCTCGTTGTCACAGGTGGTCTAGGTATAACTGGTGCTATACACGGAAGTGCAGTGAATGTTGAAGGTGTTGAAGCCGACAGTCTTCATGTAACCAATACAACTTCTACAACTTCTAAGACAACTGGAGCTGTGCGTTTAGCTGGTGGTTTAGGTGTTGCTGGTAACATTCACGCGACCCATGTCAATTTTGAAGATGTCGTGGCTGATAGTTTGACAATCGAAGATACAACCTTATCCACATCTAAAACTACCGGATCGGTAATCGTCGCGGGTGGTATCGGTGTCACGGATAATGTATACGCATCTAGATTCGTGGGTGACGGTGGACTTCTTTCAAATATCGCAACAAATTTACAATCCATCTCTGAAAATGGAAATACAACTTCAAATATTATTCAATTCACTGGAACAGAAACAAGTTTTGTTTCCCATTCGAATGTTGGTATAGCCAACACTGAACCTGGTCATACCCTAAGTGTTGGTACAAATTTCTATGTAAATGAGGATGGTGCAAACACTGTGGTTGTAGATGGAAATGTTTCCGTGAGTTCTAATCTGACCTTGGGAAGTAACATCGCTATAGTGGGTCTCAGTGTTGATAAGTTTCCAATCGTAGGTTCTACAAAGTTCTTGGAAGATTCAATCATAACTAAAGATGGACCAGACATAATTATTTCGGGTGGTCTTCAAGTTACTGGTAATATCTTTCAAACGGGTAATGTGTTTGTAGTTGATTCAAATAATACAGTCATTCAAGATCGGATATTGACCCTCGCGAATAATAACACACAAAGTGCTCTTGATGTGGGTATCATCATGGAATACCCCGGACACAATATCGCCATAGCGCATCACGGTGATGAAGCACCCAAACGATTATCTATTGGATATACTCTAAATAAACATACAGATACTCAAATTGATGGAGATAGTAATAACGTAACCCTAGATATTTTGGGTAATCTCCAAGTTCAAAATAACTTTACAGTAGATACGACTACTTTCCATGTGGACACTGTTACTGAGAGGGTTGGTATCCTCACTGCAACCCCTGCGTATACACTAGATGTTCACGGAAACTCGAATGTGGCTGTCGCCCGTTCTAAATCTTCGGTGGTGACGGATGGTACAGATTCGGGGAGTAAAACAACCGGCGCGGTTACCGTCATAGGTGGCCTAGGTGTGGGTAAAAATATCCATGCGAAGGATGTAAACTTTGAAGCCGCCATTCTCGATAGTGCAACCATTCAGAATGTTACATCCACTACGAATAAGACCTCGGGTGCACTCATAGTGGGTGGAGGTATAGGTGTTGCGGGTAACATTCATGCGTCAAATGTAAACTTTGAAGATGCTGAAATAGATAGCCTAACCGTTACGGATACAACCCCCACAAACTCTAAAACTTCGGGTGCAGTCAAAATTGCGGGTGGCCTAGGTGTCGTGGGTGCTATACACGGAAGCGCGGTAAACTTTGAGGGTGCCGAGGTGGATAATCTCACTGTGACTGACACGACTATTTCTACTTCAACAGGATCTGGGGCAGTCACGGTAGCGGGTGGTATCGGTGTTTCGGGAAATGTCTACGCGGCAAAGTTTTATGGTGATGGTAGTACTCTCACGGGTCTCGTTACTCGACTCGAAGATGTCACAAATAATGGAAACACTACATCAAACACGATTCAATTTAATAATAATCAAAGTCTTTACG